AAACCATTAGGAACAAGTCCCATGTTTTGTAAACTGTTGATGTCATTGTCTGCACTTCCAGTTGTACCTGGAGTGTTTAAAATTACATCAGCAACGAAGATTAATTCGTTAGGTACGTGTAATGATACTGTGCCTGCTCCAATCAAAATACCTCTATCATCTTTAAGTTGTTGTACTTGTATTAAAGATGTTTCAAGTGTAGTTTGAGATAAGTCAGCATTAGTGCCATTATTTGCATAATTGCTTTGATTCCCACCAACGACTGTTGGATGTGCTGTACTAATAAACGCTTGACCATCACCGATAGCTGAAGCACCGGCAGTAAAAGCATTATTGAAAACTGAAGCAGCTTTCTGTTGCTTTGTATTTGCCATTGCTCTAGCTAAACCTTTTGCTCTTAATTTTGAAAAAGTGTCATAGAGGTTATCCTCCATTGCTTCTTCAGTAATAGCAAAAGCTAATGCGATAGTTTCATTGTTATATCTTGCGACATAACTTTCACTTGCGTTATCAAAAGTTACAGCAGCACCTTCAAGTTTAGTTGGTGCAGTTCCAAATCCTGTGAAAAGAACTTCCTCTTCAAAAGACCTGTCTGAGTTCTCTATATCATATAGAGGCTCATGTTCGTTGTTTACTTCTCCATACTCCTGTCCAAAGACTGCATTCAATCCAGGAAGGAGCTCTTTACTAATAGCAGCTCTATTTATTGCCATGTTATATTTCCTTTCCTAGTTATTATACAGATGTTGAAACTTGAGCTTTCACAAAATTACTTCTGTGTCCACTTAAATAAACTTCAACTATTGGATACTGGTCAGTATCAGTTACATTACCATTGACAGAATCGCCATCTAAGTCTTTTCTACCAACAACTCTTGCATGTGCACCTATTTCAACAGCAACTCCAACTGGAGCTCCTACTAATCTATAGTTTGATTGTCCTGTAAGTGTGCTACCAGCAGCAGCTCCACTAACAGTTGCTGTATAGCTATTTACTATACCAATCTCTCCATCCGATAAAGTAGAGTCTGCTTGTACAAAATAAGTTTGTGCAGGGTCTGTAATGACATGAAGTTTGACATCAGTAACACATGTTCCACCAGGGAAAAATCTAGAAAATTTGGGTTCTCCATTTTCTACATATTGACATCCTTGGAAAACACCAGAAGGCTTCAATGATGTTGAAGCTAAAGGTGTTATAGTTCCACCAGTATCAATAACAATCAAATCTCCAGCAAATATATTATTTGGAAGAAGGGCTGTTATAGCGATAGCTGAGTTGGAAACAGGTTGTACTATCTGTCCGTAACCTTCACTGTTAGGCTGACCATCTCTTTTTCGAGCAGGAAGAAATCCAAATGGATTAAAAGTTGTAGCCATTATAATTCTCCTTAATTAAAAAAAAGTTGATTAAAAAATTAATCCTGAAACGTAGGTCGTCTTCCCTTTGTAACAGAACTTTTACTTGTATTACTTATAGGTGCCTGTGAATTTGATTGACTCATTAATTGTTGATTAACAGCATCCATCATTTGATTAGACTTCTTTAAGTAATGGGCTTTTTTCGCTTCTAGTTTAAACGTAGGTATTTTACCTAATGCTAAGTCTCCACGACAGACTACACCAGTATAGCGACCTTCCTTCCTTACGATAGAAGTTGCTCCCATTTCAGGTACCTCTTCCGGAGTCACAAATTCCCAGCCTTGTTGTTGTTTCTTACCGATATTTTGATAATCTTCTTTATCTTTTAAATCGATACGAAGCCAGCCCAAGGTCATGCCTGAATTTTTAAACTTTTCTTCAACTACATCAGGGATGTTAGTTACAGATGGTTCTTCAAATACATAATCTTTTTGTGCTCTTTCATTAGCTTCTCTAGTTTGAGAACTACGTATATTATTTCGTGTCATTATTTACCTCCACGTTGCGTATTAATTGTTGTATAATCACCTTCAGACTTAGTTACCTTCATCTTTTCGGCAGCATACTGTTCAAGTGGTATTCCCCATTTACTAGCAAGTCGAACATCTTCTTGAGATAGTTTAACTTTCTTTGGGTTAGGAGAGGAACGTGACCCTCCTGCAACTACTTGAGATGGTGTTGACGAACCATCATTGCGTTCTATTTGTGCTGACTTATTCTCAAATTTATTGGGAAAAGCTGCACGAATTCTATTATCAATTTCTGAATAAAAATCTTCATCCGTAGGATTATAACCTTCATTCTTTAATTCAGCATCTATTGCTAAAGCTGAAGCAGTCATGATATTATCTTTACCAAACCATTCATTATTAGATTGCCAATCTACAGCTCTTGGGTCTGCTTGAACTGGTTGTTGCACTGGTTGTTGTGCAGGCTGTGTTCTTTCTTTTGGTTGTTCAGTAAATTTACTTTTTGTTATTGCTACATTTTTTAAATCAGTTTGTGCTTCATTTAAAGATTCTTGTGCTTTTAATAATTTATTTTTATCTTGTGCCTCAAAGGCATCAGCATAAGCAGTTCTTGCTAACTCTAATTTATCTTTTAATTGTTTTTCAGTAGCATCTAAGTTTAATTTACTTACTTGATGAAACTCGTTTTCTTTAGTTGTATAAGAATTTTTTAACTTTTCGTTTTGATGAATGAGGTGATTAATTTGTTCATCTCGTTCTTTTCTTTGACGTATTAATTGTCTAATTCTTTTTTCTGCACCTTTTGTTTCAATACCATCTAATTCTTTAGGCTCTTCTTTTGGTATTGGTGCTTCTTGTTTAGGCTCTTCTTTTATTACTGGTTCAGGTTTTACTTCAACCTTTTCTTTTTCTTCAATTTCAAATTCTACTTTCGGTTCTTCTTTTGTTTGAGAAGTATTTACTTCACTCCAGTTGTCTTCCATGTTATCCTCCGTTGTGCACGAAACAAACGTATTACGTGCTTATTATTATTATACCACATTTTACAAGAAAATGCAACCTTTATTTACATATTTGTTAAATTAAATGTTGGGTCAAGATGTGTTGGGTCTTCAACCTTCATTATTATCTGGTCATCAAATAACAATAATAGTTTAGTACCTTTATAAAATAACTTTTGTCCAGCATGTTTACCATAACAAATATAGTCATCTTCTTTACACCAGGCACCATTTGGAAACTTATCTTTATCTTTGTAAGCTAAGTTACCTATCTTTAATACTCTACCAACTGTTGTTAAATAAGATATATCATCTTTAACACTTCCTGGTAATATAATACCACCTTTAGTTTTTTCTTTAATACTTATTGGTCTAACTAAAACGTGATACCCTGGCAATCCTGGTAAAACATCTGGGTCTAATGTATCGTCATTAGATATCCATGAACTGTTTTGCATTGCTTTGCCTAAAGCTACTTGTTGCATTAATCATCCTCCATTCTTCGTTTTAAAATATGTTTTAAATTATTTTTACACCATTCTATACTTGTGATAGAACCAACCATTTGTCTATAATGAGGATAATCAGAAGCTGAACCATTACCTAATGTTTGTTGTAACTTCTTAATTTCCTCATCATAGACTTTTAATACTTCGTCAAATATTTCCACTATAACTCAGCACATGCATAGCAATTAATTTCTAGTCCTACACTGATTTCTTTTATAATAGGTTTATTCCACATAAATTACTCCTTTTATTATTAAGCTGCGAAAGCAAATGCACCTGTTAACAATGTTGGTGCTCCACCCATCTCAGCAGCAATATCCCATGTACCTGTTTCATAACAAATAAATGCAATCTTACTACCAATAGTAAATAGATTTGTAGCTGCGTTTGCAGGTGTGAAAACTAATTGAGTTTCACCTGCTGCAGAAATATCAAATGCTACTTCATTGGTTGCTCTTGATTCAATAACAGAACCAGTTTTCCAAACATCATCTCCTGCTGCATTAAAAGTTAAAGTAGCTGTTCCACCTGCTGTTTCTTTTGATTGAACATATACACAAACTGAACCTTCTACTGCTGCAGGTAAAGTTGCTGCTGCTGCTGCAGCTCCTGTGTAATTTACTACATTTAATTTCATATCAACTAAAGTAATTCCTGCACCAGTTGCTAAGTCATTAAATCCTAAACCAGTTAAGTCAGGCATACCTGAACTCATTCTAGTTGTTTCAACATCTGAACTTGAATCTCTCGTTGCAATTTGAAAACCTCTTGTAGACCTGACTGGTCCTTTAAAAGTTGTATTCGCCATTTTCTTCTCCTTTGTTACTCTACTGTCTTGGCAAGTCTGCTAGGTCAGTCAGTAGAAATTTATAAATCCTAGAAATTATTTATTTGATTTCTCAATAAAATTTA